ATCTAACTATGCTGGTGGTGGAGGAGCTGGAGGATATAGAACATCTTTTCCAGGCGGAACAAAATTAAAATTACAACCAGGACCAATTGCTATTACAATTGGTGGAGGTGGTTCAGGTGGTACTTCTCATGGAAGGGGAGCAACAGGAACAGGATCAGCTGCTGGATATATATTTACAGATGGTGGTGGCGGTGGTGGTTCTGCTAATACTGGACCTGTAGTAGGATTTCCAGGAGGATCAGGTGGAGGTAATTCTAATGACTCTCCAACTACACCTGCACCAAGTGGAAATGTTAGACCAACTGATCCAGTTCAAGGTTTTAATGGTGGTAAAGGTAGACAATGTGGAGATAATGGAGCAGGCGGTGGCGGTGGAGCACTCGCTGTTGGAGGTAATGGTGGTGGTGGTTCAATTGTATCAGGAGCTGGTGGAGCTGCAGCTCCTAATGCAATTACTGGAACTGCCGTGTCTTATGCTGGCGGAGGAGGTGGTGGTACACAAGGTTCACCGTCTCAACCTGGAGCTGGAGGAACAAGTCCTGCTGGTGGAACAAGTGGTGGTGCAGGAGGTGCAAACTGTGCAACAGATGGAACAGCTGGAACAGCTGCTACTGGTGGTGGCGGTGGTGGAGGTGGTTGTGGAAACCAACCTGCTGGAACAAGAACTGGAGGAAATGGTGGTACAGGAATTGTTATATTAAGAGCACCTGGATCAACATCTATTTCAGCGGCACCAGGAACTAATACTGTAACAACTTTACCAGCCCCTGCTGGAGGCTGTAAAGTAGCAAGATTTACTGTAACTGGTACATTGACAATTAGTTAAGATTAAAATATAAATATAACTTTTAAGGAGTAATAAAATGGCACATTTCGCAGAATTAAAAGCAATGACAGATCCTACTGGATTTACGTCAGATTCACATCAAGTTGTACAAAGAGTTGTAGTTGTAGGAAACGATTGTGTTCCTTCAGACATGCACCAAGATGGAGAAAACTGGTGTATTAATTTTTTTAGTGGAGGTATTTGGAAACAAACTTCTTACAATAA